AAACAGAAAAGAAACTTCCGGAACTGGCTCAAAGGTTTTTTCGTGAAAGCCCCGGCAGACGGGGCAGCTTTAGACTGGTAATGAACGACCTCTACCAAAACAAAGGGGAAGAGGTGCAGACTTCGTTCAGTTTCAGCAGCGACGTGTTGGCCAAGGCACTGCAGCGCATCTACAGTCAGAAAATGGACGTGGAGGGCGAAATCGAGCCGAATCTATTTCACGAAATCTGCCGCATACTGGACGATGCTGCTGCCGATGGGGTTGCACAGTCTGAGGTGAAGCAAGTGGACGATTTCCTGCAGCAGCTGCAAACCAACAACGAGGTCTTTGCGGCATTCAAGGTTCACCGCATGCAGCGCGATATGGTGCGGTTATTATTCGATTCGAACGGCACTCTAAAGCCATTCGAGAAATGGGTGCAAGAGGTCACACCCATCGCATCTCACCAGGTGCGGCACTGGCTGCAGACGGAATATGACACGGCGGTGCTGAGGGCACATCAGGCAGCCGACTGGCAGCAGTTCCTCCGCGAACGCGATGTCTTGCCCAACCTCAAATGGATGCCATCCACCTCCCTGCACCCGGGTGCTGACCATCGGCCGTTCTGGAATACCATACGGCCCATCGACGACCCGTTCTGGAGCAAACACAGGCCGGGCGACCGATGGAACTGCAAGTGCGACCTCACGGCCACCGACGAGGAACCGACGCAACTGCCGGACGATGACAACAACAGCAAAGCGCAACCGGGGCTGGACAACAACCCGGGAACGGACGGCATCCTCTTTTCCGATTCACACCCTTATTTCCCGAACGACTGCAAGCACTGTGCATTCTATAAACCGGATTTCAAGAACCGGCTGATACACATCTTCAGCAATCGGGCCAGAGACTGCTACAACTGCCCATACATCAAGGCATGTTTGGAACGGATGGCGCAAAACGGGTTTAAACTTGAAAAATCATTCTCCAACGGCGGTGTACTCTATGTACATCCGAAGGTGGATAAGGATAAGGCCGACTACAAGGATATGAAACGTATCTGCCTCCAATTGGCAAGAATGGGGCATCAAGTCAAAATGACACCACGCTTGCACTATCTGTCGGATGATTACCAACGTATCTACGCAAACTTGATAGATACCAGATATTACAGAAAATGCCCTGATTTTGAAGTGGATGGCTTGTTTTACGAATTTGAAGGCTTCATCAAGCCATGGAACAAAAGAAAAGTAAAAAGCATGATTTCTCACGGGCTGGAGCAATCTTCCAGAATTGTAATCAAGAACACAAAAGGCTGTTCTGACCGTTTTATAAGAAGGGCTATCATGGCAAGACGGAATTTGCCTAATCAAAACATCGATGAAGTATGGATTTATGAAAAAGGGGAAATCAGGTTGTTCTATAAGGATGGTAAGTTCTACTACTGAAAAGACAACAGGGAAGCCTGCAAACAGACTTCCCTGCGATGCGACGTGCCGCAGCACACGCTAACTCCTTATGGAGCTGCTGCAAATATAGTGATTTATTTTAAAACGGTATCACAATGGACTTGAAAGATTTTGATAACTTGATAAAATCCAAGCGTAAACGGCTGGAAACGCTCATGCGACGCAAACTCCCCGTTACAGTCGGGCGAATGGCCAAAGACCATTTCCAGGATAACTTCCGCCAGGGTGGTTTTGTTAATGGCGGTCTTCACCCTTGGCCAAAATCCAAACGGCTGTCTTCGGGGGGTACCGATGCCGCCAGCAACTACGGCACGCTGCTCTCTGGCAGGAAGCATCTTTTCAAATCGGTCGGATATACACCCGCAGACTACCGGGTAAGGGTATTCAACGAGGTGGTCTATGCGCCCGTCCACAACTGGGGAGGGGAAATCGATGTTACCGTAACAGACCGCATGAGACGCTTTGCATGGGCGAAGTTCTACAAGGCATCGGGAAAAAGGAAAGAGACCGGTACTGGGCAAAAGAAACGCGTTAAACGACGTACCAAACCGAAGGGACTGAATCAGCAGGCACAGTTCTGGAGGAACATGGCACTTACCAAGAAAAAGAAACTGCACATCCGCATCCCGCAGCGCCAGTTCATGGGAGAAAGCGAAGAATTGAACAGCCGCATACGGGAGAAGGTGGATCAGGAAATTACCAACATTTTAAACAGCTAAGGATATGGAAGATGTTTTTATCGCAATCATGGAACAGATTGCACAGGAAATGCCGGAACTCTCGCTCATTGATGAGGACTACGGCCAATTGGAAATGGGGGCAGAAGAAGACCAGTACCCGGTCACCTTCCCTTGTGTATTGATTGGAAATACAAGTTCTGACTGGAACGACCTTGGATATGGGGTACAGAAAAGCGAATCCATGCTGACCGTACGGCTGGCTATCGATTGTTACGACGATACAAGCTACGCATCCGGCACGTATGACAAAGTAAGGGAAAGGCAACAGCTGGCCGAGAAATTATACAAGTCGCTGCAATGCCTGCAGTGCACGGACAACGCTTCGCCGCTGGTACGCGAGAAAAGCCGTTCGTATGCCATGCCACATTATATCAAGGTCTATGAAATGACGTTCTCATTCACACTGCACGATGAATCGGCCATGCCGTCATCTTACGGGGAATAGCTCAAGCTGGGCGGCAGTCAGACGG